AACGCTAGGCCATTCGAAGGTTTATTATTAAAGGATTGGTATAAAGGTCTGGAAGATGGAGCGTTTAGGCGTGTTAAGCAAAACATTATGCAGGGATATGTCGAAGGGCAAACGACAGATCAGATCGTAAGAAATATTAGAGATGTATCAGAAGGTAGAAGTCGAAGGGCAGCGGAAACGGCTGTTAGAACGGCTTTGGCTCATACATCGAACATTGCTAGAAACGAAAGCTATCGCAGAAATAGGCGTGTTATTAAGGCGATTGAGTGGGTGGCAAACTTAGACAATAGAACGACAGCCGTTTGTCGAGCAAGAGATGGAAAGACTTATCCATATAACAAAGGGCCAAGACCTCCTGCTCATGCAGGGTGCAGATCGACAACTATTCCAGTACTTAAATCACTTAGGCAGTTAGGAATTAAGGCTGATGAAGTGCCAGTTAAATCAACTAGGGCATCGATGAACGGTCAAGTATCCAATGAACTCAACTATGATGGATGGCTTCGTAAGCAACCAGTAGAGTTCCAAGATGATGTTTTGGGCGTACAAAAGGCTAAGTTATTCCGAAAAGGTCTAACGATGGAGCGATTTGTCGATAAGGAAGGTCGAGAGTTTACTCTGAAACAACTTGAATCACGCGAAAAAGAAATATGGGGCAAAGTTTACGGTACAGCAGAAAATCCTAAGCCTCAGCCGAAACCATCTCCACAACCTAAACCAAGAAGAAAACGCAAACAGGTATTTGATGAATCTATAATTCCTATGCCGAAGAATTTACCTCAAGCTAAACAAATGATATTAGATTTTGTTGCTTTCGATCAGGGTATTCAGACAGGATCAAAACCTGATGGACTTCACGATGTTGCTTTAGCATCAAAAGAAGTAATTGACCGATTCAATCTACCTAAAATGAAATACTTTGGTAATTGGGCAAATGCTCCAGTAAGATACAGAAACAAACGTACATCCTCGGCAGCGTTTTCAATGGACAACGATCACTTCCTTATTAAAAAGAAATCTACTGAAAAAGAACAAATACGAGCAGGATATTTATCAAGACCAGAGGATTTCAACAGAAGGAGGAACATAGAAAAGGGATTTACTCAAGAATATCAAAGGTCTGTAGATAATCAAAGCGTTCTATTAAGAGATGTTGTTGGCAAAGTTAGAGTCAATCCATCTTCCGAAGTACAAAAGAGAATGAATAAGCGAAAAACTGTTGAGTATTCTCCAGTTAAATCCGTTAAAGATATAGGTTATCACGAAAATGGGCATCGCTTTCATGGATTTCACTTGCAAAGACTAGACGATATTATGTCCAAAGAGAACGTAATTAAAGATGGTTGGTCATTTCTTGCAAGTAAATATGGACAAACAAATCATCGTGAATACATAGCAGAGACTTTTACTATTTATATGCAAGGTGATGAGGATCAATTTTATCGTATTCACCCTAAAATATTACAATTTTACCGACAACAGGATCAATTTGATGGCTGAAGAATTAACAAACTTAGACAAAGCATTTGAATTATTGGGTACAGTGCCACTACCTGATGATGCGGAAGATCAACTAGAAAACCTAATTGATACCGCAAACAATGACGAAAAGCCCCTTATAGAAACTTTGGAAGAGGCTTTATTTAGTCAACGCGAAATAGACGGCACAGCGTAAAGGAAACCATATCATGGCAGAAGAAGCACAAGTAATAGAAGAAACACAAGTCGAAACGGAAACTGTAGACAATCGAGATGAGCTAATAGCTGATCTGAATAAGCAGCTAAAAGAAACTAATCAGAAGCTAGTCGATTCAAACGAGGAGGCTATGCGTAGACGCAAGACAAATGAGCGTCTGAAGTTAGAGGTCGAGACTTTACAAAATAAACCAGTTGAACAGGCCGACAGTAGTAATGAGGCAATAATAGCGCAGATCAAATCGCAGTACGAAGAGAAGCTCCAAGCAGAGCAATCTATTCGTCAGGATCTCGTAAAAAGAAATGCTATGAACGAGTTAAAATCAGAATTAGCAGGACAAAATATCGTATCTGATGGATTAGAACCGTTATCTCTCTTAGCAAAAGAAAGAATTGGGTTTGACGAGAATGGAAATATTCGTATAATGTCGTCAGATAAGTCTAAACCCCTCGCAGGATCGGGTGGCGATGGTTACGCAACTATTGCGGATCTAGCCAAAGAACTTGCAGCGTCAAGAACAGGTCAGCTTTTTGTAAAAGATGGCGGTGTTTCAGGAGGTGGTAAGCCTCCAGCGAGTTCAGGCAACAAGTCTGGCGTTAAATCGGTGACGCGCTCACAATTCAATACAATGGGTCAAAGAGAACGTTCACTATTCTTCAAAGATGGCGGCAAGGTCGTTAATGGCTAACCGTTAAACAGAAAGGAAAATGTTATGGCAAACGTCTTAACAGATCTGGCGGCAGACATTTATAGAGCTGCTGACATTGTAGGCCGAGAACTAACAGGCTTTATCCCTGCTTCAACTGTGAACGCAGGATCAGAAGAGGCTGCTGTTGGGCAGAACGTGCGTTCATTCGCTACTCCTGCTGCTACAGCGGTAACAATCGCACCAAGTATGACTATTCCAGAGGGAACAGATCAAACACTAACTAACAAAACGCTGACAATATCTAATCAGCGCGGTGTTCAGATCCCATACACTGGAGAAGATGTACGCTTCTTAGATGGTGGCGCAGGATACGAAACAGTTTATGGCGCACAAATCCAACAAGCTATGCGAACACTTGTGAACGAAATGGAAGCTGATTTAGCTGAGGAAGCATACAAGAACGCTTCTCGTGCAGTTGGTACAGCAGGAACAACTCCATTTGGTTCAAACTTCAACACAGTCGCATCGGCTCGTCAAATCTTGGCAGATAACGGTATGCCAACAAATGACGGACTAATGAGCTTGGTTGTAAATACAAGTGCAGGAGTTAACCTTCGTAACTTAGCAACACTTACCCAAGTAAACACAGCAGGAAGTGACGACACTCTTCGCAGAGGTGAGCTACTTAACTTGCAAGGTGTTTCACTGAAAGAAAGTAGCCAAGTGCAGAGCCACACTAAAGGCACAGGTACATCTTACCTTGTCAACAATGCAGCAGCAGCAATCGGTGATACTACGATTCCTGCTGATGGTGGTTCAGGTACAATCGTTGCAGGAGATGTGATTACAATCGCAGGCGATACAAACGCTTATGTTGTAAATAGCGCTCTCGCAGGCGGTAACTTGTCTGTAGGTGATACTGGTCTAAGAGTGGCAGTTGCGGATAACGCAGCGATCACAGTGGGCAATAACTACACTGCAAATATCATGATGCACCAAGCAGGAATGGAAATTGCAATGAGAGCGCCTGCTAAACCAACAGGTGGCGATGCTGCTGAGGACATCATGGTCGTTCAAGATCCACTAACGGGAATGGTCTTTGAGGTTGCTGTTTATAAAGGCTTCAACAAAGCAATGATCCAAGTTGGTGCAGTCTGGGGCGTAAAAGCATGGAACTCAGATGTAATCGTGGTTCTTATGGGCGAATTGATGAGGGGCGAAAGCCCCTTTTCTTCCTCACTGGGTTAGGTCACGCACTGCGAAGGTGAGGTTTTAATTCTAAGGAGATTGATATGCCAAAAGGAATGGGTACTTACGGAACTAAGAAGGGCCGTCCACCAAAGAAAAAGGGTGGTAAAAAAAAGGGTGGTAAGAAAAAGTAATGGCAATAGGCGTTAAACATTACTTGCGAAATGGAACTGTCTTTAAGGGTAATTCTCACAGAATGCCAAACGGTCAGATTCATTCTGGCAAGACGCATGGTAGAACAAGCAAACGCTTATATCACTTTTCACAGTTAAGTATGACAGCCAAGAAGAAGGCTAGAAAGAGATAACAAGTGCCTAAAAGACGTAAATCAACCGTTAACGCAGCAGGAAACTATACAAAGCCTAAAATGCGTAAACAGTTATTTTACTCTATTAAACGTGGATCAAAAGGCGGTCGCGCAGGGCAGTGGAGTGGTCGAAAGGCTCAAATGTTAGCTAGACGATATAAAGCAGCAGGAGGAGGGTACAGATAGATGGCTCTCAAGAAGTCGCAAATATCGCTTAGAAAATGGACAGGTGAGAAGTGGGATTATACAGGCAAGAAGAAAAAGAGTCGTTACTTACCAAAGGCTGTAAGGGATAGCTTAACTCCTGCACAAAAGGCAGCAGGATCAAGAGCAAAGAATAAGGCCACTAAATCAGGTAAACAATCGGCTAAATATACTAAAACAGAACGCAGAGCATTAAGGCGACTAAGATGAGCAAGCGAGATCCGAGGATAAAAAGGTTGGGTGTCGCAGGATATAACAAGCCAAAGAAAACGCCAAGTCACCCGACTAAAAGTCATGTTGTATTAGCTAAAGTCGGTGATAGGGTTAAAACAGTTAGATTTGGTCAGCAGGGTGTTAAGGGCGCAGGAAAAAACCCTCGAACTGCTGAACAGAAAGCTAGGAGAAATTCTTTCTTAGCTAGACATAGAAAGAACATCCAGAAAGGTCGAATGAGTGCGGCTTTTTGGGCTGCAAAGGTTAAATGGTGATAAAATGAATCTTATTAAGATAAAGCATAAAGGCTCAAAAGATGGATGGGCGCTAGTCAATGAGGCAGATTTCGACAGCAAGAA